ATTATATGTTAACCTTTTTCTGACTTTTTCACATCTTTTTTAGGATTTTGTTGTGCCTCATAATATTTTCTACATTCTGGATCCCAATAATTTGCATTTCTTCTACCTTTAACAGCTTCTATTGCGTCAAGCATTTCTTCTGTGATTTCAAGCTTTGCCATAATTAAAGTCCCTCGTATGTTTCAAAGGTTACGCGCAGTTGTGTAACAAATTTACCTTCAGGTGGTTGTGAAAGTATTTCTGGTCCAACTACTGCATCAAAGATAACATCTGATACTGTAATTCTATTGTAAAGGTCTCTTAGTCGTTTGCAAATAGTAAGATTACCACCACTACCAATACCTTGTTCTGTAAAAACATTCATTGTTAAAAGACCTACAACCAAAGTATTTGCACTGCTTTGATTACCTTGAGATGTTATTTCGCCAGAACCAAAACTTACTTCGCATTGAACAAAGCTTGCATTACCAGTTGAATCAAATGCTTGGTTACTAAATACAACAGGTATAACAGGGCTGCTTGCTAACTCTGTTGCCAATCTTGCTTCAATGGTAGATCGTACTGTATTAAGATCGGTTGCGGCCATTATTTACTCCTAATAATTTTTCTTAGTTGTTGTGGAATATAGCCAGTTGTAAGTTGTTTGGCTTGTAATTCTGGAAAACCTTTTATTGTATTTTGTCTTGTTCTGTATCTCCCTTGCCAGCTTGGTGGTAATGAAGTTCCATAAATAACTGGTTCTGCATATTCCATTCTGTTTATAATTGTGCCTTTAAATTTTCTTTTATTTATATCAGTTTTCCAATCATTTCTTAAATTACCAGTTACGCCTACAGGTGTAGCTTTTTTTGCTAATGTAGTCCACTGTAGAGTTGTTTTCTGTACTAACTCTTGTACTGCTTCTTTCATTAAATCATCTATTTGTTCAATTTTGATTTGTCTGGCCATACTTACCTCAAGACAAGTTCAAAGCTTATTGGTGTATTATTTTGCTCATTTGTTGTTACAGATATAATTTTAAACTCAACACTACTTATTACAACTCTATCTTTTGTAGTTGGTACAAATGTTAAATCGCCAGCAGATATAGTAAGAATTTTATCTTGTGCCTCAATAAGATCATTTACCTCAGACCTATTTACATTATTTAAAGAACCTTTAATAGTTGTATCAGAAGTTGATTCTGTTATTGCACCAGTAGTTGTATTATATGAACCAGCAGTAACTTGCCTTATGGTTACATCTCCACCAAGTTTACTTAGTGTCTTTGATGCAGCTTTTTTTAAGGCATTTGCAAGGCTCATATTAGATAAGCAACAACAGTTCCACTTGCAAGTGTAATGCTAGTAATAACACCTTCAATCTTACAATTAGATTTCAGGTCAATACTTGTAAGATCACCAGTAATATTCTCTGCCACTAAAGTTGCAATTTCAGAATCTTTGATTGCTTGAACACAACCAAATCGACCTGTATGTGCATCAGTATCATTAATGATTTTAGCAGCTGGGTAGTAGCTCATTGTTAACTCCTTTTAATTGCGACGTTAGCAGGTCCACTATGTCGTAAACCAGTAAAGTACCGTTCAAATAGTGGTGGTACTCTATCAGCACCAACAGCACCATAAAAATTTGGTGTTGCATCTAGATTACCAATTTTTACATTTTTAAAATCTTCTAGACCACTTAATCCTAACCCATTCCTATTATTATTCAAATATACAGCAAGAATTACTTGTGCTTTTTTAACTTGTTCTGGAATTTCTGTATCAGTAAAGTAATCAGTTGTTATACGAAATGGAAATCCTGTTGCATAAGTATTGATATAAGTATCTGGCTTCCTGACACCTGTACGAGGCCATTGTAATGCTTGTGTATCTGTTACTCTTGCACCTAAAAATCTTTCTCGATCAATCCTGACCGCAGCAGTATATAAAGCTCTGTTTTTATTATCAGTATTGGAACTATCCCATACTGAAACGTCATCATCAAGAATTAAACCTTCTACAATTGCGTTTGCATCAGACAGACTTATGTAACTGTTCGCTGATGCTCCCCCCACTGTTGCGTCTATCGTTATTGCCATTTGATTTTAATTTAGGCTTACGTTTTGTTTTTTTAAGAGGTGCAGGGGCTACTGTTTTAGTAGCCTCCTGTTCTCTCATTCGTCTAAAAGCGAATATGCCCATTAACTAGATGCACCTTTTAATGCAACAAAGTTAATAACAATTGCTTCACTTAAAGAACCACCAGAAACATTTGAAACTGTGATTGCAAAAGAACCAGCAGCAATAGTGTTTGCAGCTACAAGATAACTGCCAGCAGTACCAGCAGAACCATGATTAACTACTACAACATCAGTTGCAGCAATTTCACTATTGGTAACTGTAAATGATAC